GTCTCCCAGAGACGCAAGAACTCATATTTGTACTGATGAAGCCTAATCAGAAAGTGAGTAAAAGTACCAAACTTACTATGGCAGAATGGTGTGACAAGCACGAGATTTTATGGTATAATATAGATACACTTAAGGAGTTGGTTAGTTATGTCTCTGACACTAGAAGAAATTAAGGAACGGCTGTTGAGGTTATACGACCCTGACGATCTTCTGGAAGCTCTACAAATATCATCTGAAGAAATCTTGGACAGATTTGAGGACAAACTAATCAAAAAGATAGAGGCTTTTCATGAGGAACTAGAGGAAGAAGAGGGAGAGTATGCAGAATGAGTGGGCTACTTATTTGGATAAACACGGTAACGTTATGAATCACGGATCTTTAGACGAAGCTAAACCAGAAGAGTGGGACAGAGTGTCTAAGACATCTATAGGTAAACTGTATCACCCCAGCGACAAACACAACCCCGTGACACAACCCGATCACTACAACAAGGGAGCGATAGAGGCCATTGAAGCAATCAAGGCGTCCATGCACCCGCAAGAGTTTAAGGGCTATCTCAAGGGTAACTGCCTGAAGTACCTCTGGCGTTACGAATACAAGAACGGGATAGAGGATCTAAAGAAAGCACAGGTCTACCTTGGATGGCTCATCAAAGAGGTAGACAAATGAAAGTTATAGACGGCAAGTTTGGTAACAAAAGCGAAGACAAGAAGGAGATCACCACATCAGAGTTTCTGTCGGCGTTTGTAGTCAAAGCACTGCAACACGAGGAGGAGGGACGAAAGGTAAAGGTGGCTGTTGTGATGTACGAAGACGGCGAGATGTTTGAAGTAGCGTCCAACGAGCAGTACCCAGACGGCGTGTATATGCTTCTGCAAATGGCGTCACAGGCAATCATTAACGAAACATTAGGAGTAACAGAATAGATGGACGCATATCAACAGTACATACACAAGAGTCGCTACGCTAGGTACTTGCCAGAGGAGAAGCGTAGGGAGACTTGGGAAGAAACAGTCAGCCGGTACTTAAATTTCTGGGGCGATAAACTCCCAGAGACTTCACGTAAGGAAGCTTACGAGGCTATCCACAACCTAGACGTAATGCCATCCATGCGAGCGTTGATGACCGCAGGGGAAGCACTGGAGCGTGACAACGTAGCAGGGTTTAACTGTAGTTACCTACCGATAGATCATCCCAAGGCATTTGACGAACTGATGTACATTCTGCTGTGCGGCACAGGTGTGGGCTTCAGTGTAGAGCGACAGTACGTACAGAAACTACCAGAGGTAGCGGAGACATTTCATGCAACCGATACAGTTATTAATGTGGCGGATTCAAAGATCGGATGGGCGAAATCGTTTAGGGAGTTGGTATCACTGCTGTATTCAGGTCAAATTCCCCAATGGGATACAAGCAGAGTACGACCTTCAGGTGCCCCGCTCAAAGTTTTTGGAGGTAGAGCAAGTGGTCCAGAACCTCTGCTTGAACTGTTCAGATTCACAGTTGAACTCTTTCAAGGCGCGTCTGGCAGAAAGCTTAGTTCCGTTGAATGCCACGATCTTTGCTGTAAGATTGCTCAAATCGTCGTTGTCGGAGGAGTCAGACGATCAGCCCTCATCAGTCTCAGCAACCTCACAGACGACAGACTCCGACGTTGCAAGCACGGACAGTGGTGGGTAGATAATCCCCAGCGTGGGCTGGCGAACAACTCTGCTTGCTACACAGAGAAACCAGACTTTGAGGCATTTTTAAATGAGTGGACCAGCCTATATGAATCCAGATCCGGGGAGCGAGGAGTATTTAGTAGAGTCGCAAGTCAAAAGCAAGCTTCAAGAAATGAACGAAGAGATGCTACCTTTGATTTCGGAACTAATCCGTGTAGCGAAATCATCCTCCGACCCTACCAATTCTGTAATCTTTCAGAAGTTGTTGTTAGGCCACAGGATACACTCAACAGCCTCAAACGAAAGGTTCGGATTGCGACTATCCTTGGGACTCTTCAGGCTACCCTCACAGACTTCAGATACCTCAGAAATATTTGGAGAGTAAACACGGAAGAGGAGGCGTTGCTAGGGGTATCTCTGACGGGTATCATGGATCACCCGCTGTTGTCAGGCAGAGGAGACAAGAATGAACTCAAGAAGTGGCTCCGAGCTATGCGTCAGGAAGCAATCAAGGTCAACAAGGAATGGGCTAATAAACTGGGAATACAAGCCTCTACAGCTATTACTGCTGTTAAGCCTTCAGGCACTGTTAGTCAGTTGGTTGATTCTGCTAGCGGGATTCATCCTCGTTATTCTGCTCAGTACATACGCAGAGTTAGGGCAGACGCTCGTGACCCACTTTGTGCCGTCCTAGAGGCCGCTGGTGTCCCTGTGGAGGACGATGTGATGTCTCCCAGTACTAGGGTATTCAGCTTTCCTATCGCCTCTCCAGAGGGCGCTGTGACAGCCTCAGACATGGGTGCTATGGAACAGTTAGAACTGTGGGAGATTTACCAAGATGAGTGGTGTGAACACAAGCCGTCCATGACTTGCTACTACCGTGACTCTGAGTTTCTTGAGGTGGGGCAGTGGCTGTACAACAAGTTTGACAAGGTAAGTGGCATATCTTTCCTGCCTTACTCAGACCACACGTACCAACAGGCTCCGTATGAACCGGTGGACAAGAAAACGTTCAACCAACTTGCTAAGGACTTTCCAAAGGAAATATCGTGGGATATAGAAGAGGCCAGCGATATGACTGAGGGTAGTCAACAGTTGGCCTGTACCGGGAACAACTGTGAACTATGAGAAAAACAGGATAGAGTAACCTCTGTCTTGCTTGGCTACGTCCTCTGGCTTGTCTTTCGGGTCATGGGGCGTAGTCATTCCCATCTGTTGCATCTTACGGATCTTTTCCTTTGACTTCTGACACATACTGTGGTAGTCGTGGGATGTGTAGCTTACTGTGTGCTTATCTTTGTTATTCATTATTCATGTCTCCCATTGTGCCAGCTACGGCGGTCCCGCCAACAACCCCAACAGCAGGGGCTAAATCGGTAGGTTTAACATTAGGTCTTTCTTGGTTTATCGCTCTTGCAGTCTGTGTCAGTAATCCAACTCTAGTTGCTCCTGCCGGTTCAGCACCACGGTCCGTTAAACTTTCTTGAAATTGTTTTTTCTGTGCTTTGTCAGGAGTGGGAACTGCCGTGGTAGGCTTATTAAATATATTGTAACCGTTAGGAACTGCAATAGAAACAACTGACTTGTCTCCCGGAGGCGTAAATCCCATTAAGTCGTTTTTGTCGTTAATAAAATGAACAAAATCTCCATTGGTTTTAAGAACAAATTGATCGTTTACGCCACCAAGTCCTTTAACGGCAGACCTGTGCGATCCTTGTATGTAAACTACTCCATCTTCAACTTTAATTTGTTTCTTAGCTACCTCTAGTCTTGCTTGTATTTGTTCATAGGCGGCTCTCTGGCTTTTAGTCAACTTTTGACCAGCCTCTTCCATTTTCTTATATTTATAATACTGCGCTACTTTGTTGTATGCCTGTTGCCTAGTATTTTTAGTGGTGAACTTAGAGCTTTCAGTCATTTTTTGTATGAATCTTTCAGAAGAGTTTAACGGCTGTCCCGACTCTTTGTTTACCATAGTCCTGTCCATGATTTTAGACATGGCGGCAAATTCAACTAACTCTTCTTGACTAAACTTAGTTTTCTTAGGAAACAGTTTACGAACAGTATCTCTAGCCTTAAAGATTAAACTGGCCTCAACTGACGGACCCCTTAGACTTTCTTTGGCTATATCCGAAAAAGCGGTAGGGTTTCTAACAACTAACAAAGATTCGTCTACCCCCTGCGCTGATTTAATTCGGTCAACTACTGTATTTATTATGTTATCGTCTAAGCTAATATTGCTTTTTTGTAGTTGAGAAGAGGTAGCAACAGCGTTTTTAATTGTAGGAATATCTAGCGTCCCTAAAGACACGGCCTGAAGACCTTCAAAGTCTCTCAGTATTCCTGTTGTCTCTTCGCCCCTTCCATATTTAATTAACTGTGTTTGATCTAGCTGTCCTTCTAAATAAGATAAATCTTCTTTAAACTCCCTTATGAATTTATTTTCAGATTCTGTTTTATCCTTTTTAGCAGTTAATTCGTTATACTGATTAATTCGTTTTTCAGTAATAGGTGCCGCTGATCTTCTAACAGACATCGGCATACCTGATCTACGAGAAGCAACCGCACGAGGATCTATAGCATCAGCAACAGCCCTAGGAGCGGTAACTCCAATAGAAGCTAATTGACCGCCAACTCCCGAACCATAAAAGTAAGGCTGTCTGTTAGGAGCTTCTAGTGATAGCGCTTGTGTCCCTGTTTTTGCTACTTTTGCCGCTGGAAGTGCTGAAGTTAGATCACCAGCATAACCAAGTCGCCTAGCCATATCTGGATTTTGCTGTAGATATTGAGTAGCCGCTTTAGCCGCACTAGTATCCATTAACTGATTTCCTATGTCTTTGATACCTCTTTTAACAATATCAGGAGTTACAGCAGAAGCGGCAGTCATAAACATTTCCGCAGGAATATCCGTAAACATCCCAACGGTATTGGCGGCTCCTTGTAGTAACTGATCAGGCAACCCAATTTCTCCACGGTTATATCTGCGAGACTGATTAACAAAATCATCTACGCGCCTCTGTGCATTTTGTTGCATACGAGATAACATTCCGTCAGCCACAACTTATTCCTCTTCTTCTTCTTCTTTTCGTGTTTCGTCTATTAAATCTATAAGCAACATTCTATCAGCTTTAAGGGCGTTCAGAATGTTCTTGTCATCTTGGTAGATAGTAATTGCTTTATCCATTGCAGAAAGGGTGGCGGCGTAAAACTTTAATCTGTTTTTCTTAGTTAAAGCTCTAGACGCCGTAAACAAAGCGGCACCTCCTCCAGCACCTAATAAAACGCTTTCCGTCAAAAACTGTCCTGCGACACCTCCAGTAGCTACAAGTCCTAGTGCAGTTCCGGGCAACATGGCCCTTTTCTTAAGTGTGTCCCACATACGGGCAAACATATTGCGCCCTTCTTTTGCCCTACCTTCTCTGAGACGGTCTTTTGCAATTAACAGGTGGTGCATACGGTCAAGAAGATGATGGGCCTCGTCTCCGTCCGTCATGTCTTTTAGAGTTTGATTTAAAACATCTCTAACGTGCTGTCCTGCGGCGGTCTTGGCAGATTCTACAGTTGGGTCGTATGCCTTTTTCTGACCGGCTGTTAAAAATCTATCAAACTCTCTGCGAATTTCAAGAAGACTTAAAGCATCTCCTTTGCTCTGACTTAACATTTCAAGAGCGACACTAGCAAACTCTTTTGCTTTTTTCTGTGCGTCGGGACTCAATAATTTATAAGCCGGTTTATTGCTAAAATCGTCAATAGCTGAAATCATGTCGGACAGGATGAGTTCAGTATCAAATGTAGGATTTCCCGATCTTTTTATATGTGCAATTAATTGTTTGTCAGCCTCAGTTACAGCGTTATTAACTACTTGGTGATTATACGTATAAGAACGATTAGGGTTAATATCCTCTACTGTTTCTAGTACCAAATTAACTGTTTGCTCTTTATCAGAGGGAACATAAACTTTTTTACGTGTTGGCCCAGCTTCAATTACTTCTCCAGCCCCCTCAAAGTTATCAGGACGCATCATACGCAAAATACCGGCCCGTGTTTCTTCAATATTGTTTAGGTTGTATTCTCTCTTGGCTTTTTTAGCCTGTGCCGCAAGGCTTGCTTGAGGCGTCGTAAGGATTCCTAAATCAATAGCAGACTCAAACTGTTCAGCGTCTGCTGGGTACTTTTCTTTCCATTGGGCATAAACTTCGTATCCCTTATTTAAAGCGGAAAGCGCAGTAGAAACAAAAGGTGCGTCTTTGATTTCATCCCAAACCGTTTCAGCACCAACTCGTATAGCGTCTGGAAGCAGTATTCCTAAAGCTCCTCCTACTAATTCACCGCCGGTTCTTGCCAACTGTGAAACACCTACAGTAGTTGTTTCTATTGGACTTAAAGAAGGCTCCATTCCTAAGCGACGTTCTGTTGCAGTAAACGGCTTGCCCTCTCTCATAACTTCAGCCCGTCGCTGGTACTCAGGGATTGCACCAGATATGATTTCACGAGGAGAAAACTCTTCGTACCTCTGACGAACTTGCTGAGAATACGGGGGAAGTTCTGCTAAACGCTCAGAAAAAGTCGGCTCTGGAGTAGGTACAAAGAAATCTTCTTCTGTAGCTAAACCAGCTAAAATAGCCTTTTCTTTAACTTCTTCTTTAGAGGTTCCTTCAGGAACATTTTGAAGAACCGTACCATTAGGTAATGTCACATTCATTAACATATTTACATATCACCCCAATCTACTGTTTTAGTTCCAGCTTGAGGGAGTTGAACTGAAGGAAAGAAGGCCAAAACCCCTTTTTGATTTTCTCCAAGCTCTCCTCTAATATCTTCTCTAACCTGATTATACTTGTTAATTTTGTTAACTGCGCCCTGCCTTAGATAAACAAGTATGTTTTTGAGTGCGGCAGAATCTGCGGCAATTTTACCACCAACAATCGCTTCTGTGTATGTTCTGTCGGTATCAGACAAGCCTGTTCCAGAACCAAGCGCTTTTATTTCTTTTGCAAGCCTTGTTGCCGCCATCGCAACATAAGTTTCTGTGTTTTCAACACCCTCAAACTCTCCTAAATTAATACCAAATGCTTTTGCGTACTTATTAATGTTTAGTTTAAGATCAGCTAAAGAACCCGTAAACATATCATCAATTAACGGAAAAGACTCATCTATTGAACGAATAGTGCTTACAGCGGCATCTGCGTTTTCTTTTAACTCCTCAAAGTTTTTAGCGCCTACTTTAGCCAACTCTTTTCCCATTTCAGATGCAATTTCTTCAATTTGCTGTACTTGAGGAGGTGCCCTTGTAATGCCTATTTCTCCGGGATTTTGCCACATTCCTGTTTCTTCGTTATAAACAAGTCCAGCATCGTTTACTCTATATGTCTTAATTTTACCATCTTTTGTCATCCAAGACTCAACTTTACCTTTTTCTCCAGTTATAATTGCATCAAACTCTTCATCGGATACTTTAGACAAATCTAGTTTATCAAATTCTTCTTTATTAATACCGGAAGCTTTAGCAATTCTTCTGCGAATCGGCTCGCTTTTAACAGGAATACCTTTTAGTTCTTGCGCCCTAATGTCTTTAGCAATATCTTTTAGTACAGTTAAATCAGTTGTTTCATTTATAGTTTCAGCCATACCGGTTAACTTTAGATTTTTTGCTCTTTCCGAAAGAGATGTCTGCAAGCGTTTTACTTCAGCGGTTTGTTTTTCGCCTTCCAACTTTTCATTGGCGCTTTCAAGCAAAGCAGATGCTTCTTTAACTTGTCCAGCCTGTATTAATTGATTTGCCGCAGTAAACAAATCTGCTGAAGTTGCTCCTGATTGAGTAACAGGAGCATAAATACTTGCCATTTGTTTTTTAAGATCCTCTTCTTCCTGTCTTTTGCGACGAGCCTCAAGACCTACGCCGACCCCACTCAGCATACCCTCTATTCCCCGCCCAAACTGACTAAAAGCCTGACCCATTTGTTGGCCTTGCACTGCCCCGCTCCGTGCCAGCATACCGCCTATGTCATAATTTCTAATAGCCATTTTATTTTGTCCTGTTAATAAGTGCAGTTATGATGTCTGAAGCACCGCTAGTAATACCACCAAGCAAACCACCAGCACCACCAAACATACCAGAGTACAAGCTAGCGAGTCCTGCTTGTTGTCCCACCTGTCCTTGAAGATTTGCCAGAGCCGCTTCAAGACCATATTCTCCGTACTGTCTACGTGCAACATCAGCCATAGATGCAACATTGAGTGCAGGGGAGAACGCAGACAACATAGCCGCCTGTGGAATGTAAGCCCCCTGAAGTGCTTCTAAGCCCATCTGTTGCTGTGCTTGCTCTAGCCCAAGACCGCCTGTCATCAATCCCATGCCGCCTTGTAGAGCCTGTAGCGCCCTAGCTTGTTGTAAAGCGTCCAGAGCTTGTCTCTGTGTTGCCAAATCTGACCCTAAACCAGCAAACTGTGTACCCAGAACCGCCTGTTGCTGTTGCTCTGCTTGTGCTTGAGATATAGCGGCAAGAGCGGCCCTGTTCTGAGCTTCTTCTTGTGCTTGAGCCAACGCAAGTTGCTCTGGTGTTCCACCAAACATAGCCGTGCGTACACCACCTCTGCCTTGAGCAAACAGACGCTCCTCTAGTGCAAGCCTCTGTCTCTCTTCTTCACCAAGCTGTGTAGCCCTGATACGGTCGTACACTTCTTGTTCTCTAGCACCCATAGGCATACCGGCTTGGCCCATGAACTGACCACCTAGGCCAAACGCCTGTTGTGCCGCCGCTTCTTGACCAGCGAGGCCAAACGGAGACACGCCTAACTGCTGTTGACCTATGCCCAACAACTGTCCTCCAGCGGCTCCTAGCTGACCAGCACCAGCAGGAGCGGTGCCAAATCTAGACAATACCTCAGATTCAAGAGCGCTTTGAATAGAACTCCCTGTGCCGCCTAAAGAATAACTAGTTCTTGTAGGACCGCCTGTAATAGTTCCTGTAGGCCCTGTGACCGTAAACGGTTGGAACGTAATGTCAGGAGCGGCTATCTGAGGAAGAGGGGTAGTGTAAACACTTTTGACTTCAGCAGGAATATTTTCGTAAAGATCCGCTGAAACATCCCCTAATAGATCACCTAAAATACCCATTAGTAAATCCCTCTACTTTTATTGTAATTAATTATCATAGCGTTTTACCTATCAGTGCTAATACATTCATTTCCTGTATAGACAGTGCGTAGCCGTTAATGTCTGTTTCAAGACCTACGCTGATTACTGATCCGTAGCCTGTCGTGTTAATAGAAGAACGACTAATGATTATTCCTTCTTCTGAAAACTCTGCTACGTTGTACTCAGACTGTCCGTAGAATCCGGGTGTAGCACTGCTGGTTCTAAACGTGCTAGTGCTGGTTGCTGTTGAAAAGTCGTAAGACCACTTGAGAAATATGTCTGCGTTGTTGCCACCAATGATCGTGGGTCTAATTTTTTTCAACATCTTAATTTTAGACGGATCACCAAAGCTCAATCCTGGGCTGTAGTAACGGAAGCGATAGACACTACCGTTGTCAAAGTAGTTGTCGTAAGTTCCTACACCCGCTGTTGTGCCTATGTATATGTCACCGTTTCTGTCCCTGTGGAAACACTTGAAGTCCACACTAGGCCACCGTGTTACCCTGTACGCACCGTTCTCCAGTGTACCTCGTACATCAAAACAGTACACGAGGTTGAGATCAGGAAAGCACAGAAGATAAAAATAGTTCTCAGGACTGTAGACTGTACTAACAGGCTCTGCTTTAGCAAGTGTGTTAGCAATTAGTTCCTGTTTGATGTTTCTGCTCAAGTCGGTAATAGGCAAAGACTTTTCTTGTATAGATCGTCCTAAGCTCCTAAGACCTGTCTGCGTCAAGAACAACAAGTCTGTTCCTATGTTCTGTACACTCTTTCTGTCTACACAGCCAACACCCGGAATAGTATCCTGTATAGCCATTGTTGCAGGACTCTCTGCACCGCTGTAGATTAACGTGTTGTTTTCACCAAAGACCACGAGTAAGCCGTTGTGTGCCGCTATAGCTACAACCTTGTCAAACCCGTTAGGCCACGCCTTAGACACATCAATAGATCCGCTAGATCCACCAGAAAAATCGTGTCCTATTAACAAGTCAGACCAGTAGATCGTGT